GGAAGAAATTCCTTTCATGGCACCTGTCATCACTGACAGGACTTACGGGAGCTAAACGAAGAAGAAGTTCCTCGGAGGGAACTGTCGCCACTACTGCAGCTGTGCTGCAGCTCCTTATACCGTATTGGGGATTAGATCTCCATTTTCGGTTAGGGGGCGAAATGAACCCACCTCGGACACTAGTAGTTGCTCTACGGCAATTAGCCGATCGAATGGTGCATCTTCTCAAGAATCATGGGCCGCAGGAATTTATCCTTCGTATGAAGGGAGCATTGTTCATGCTCAACCGTAGGCTTGCGAATCCTAAAGAAGATGCCGATCCTTGGCTTCTTGGAACACCGATCGGTCTTAGTCGTTCTCGACTGCCTAAGCTCATTCCACTCCTGTTGAGGAGACATATAGTTCAGGAAAATCCAGTCTACATACGAATGCTTACGTCTATCTTCAATGGTTATAAAGCCATGGAAGGTAAACATGCTCAGCAAGATTTGCAAAGCATAATTGGAGAACACCCTATTCTCGACGAGACTTGTCTCGCGGAATTCAGAACCTTCTGTAAAGAAGTATTCTGGAAACAGGTTGTCCGTTCCAATTGTTCGCCTTCGCAGTGGAAGGAAATTTCTAATCCTATATTAGGAATAGGGCCAGACAGCGGGACCTACATTCCAACCCGAGCCGGACCTAACGGTCGCTTTGGTTTATTCGGTGCGCCTGTCGATGCTTTCGCTTGGACCTTAGAGCCAGTAAACTGGCCTTTGGTTTGGGCTGAGCACGTCGGGGACACCAGAACCCCAGAAGTCTTCCATCGATGTGTGAGTAATCTTACCTCCGAACTGGTTTCGCACCAGCGCGGCGGTCAGGCGTTGACAGGGAAGATTGAACTCCTCCCTGAGCCTGCCGGCAAGGTAAGAGCTATTGCAATAGCGGATTACTGGACACAAAGACTTATGTCTCCAGTGCACGATTGGATGATGTCTGTTTTAAAGACACTTCCAACCGATGGTACTTTCGATCAGGAAGAGGCAACTGAGTCATTTGCTCGTTTTCTTTCCATTACTGGGAAGAAGGCTTATAGCATTGATTTAAAGTCTGCGACGGATTTGATACCCATCGAGCTTTATAGAGCAGTGCTAACTGGAATTTGGGGTCCAGAAACGACTGAGATATGGATATCTCTTCTAACTGACCGATGGTTTAAAGTTCCAGAGGATAAACCTCGGAACCCAAGTTTAGCAGTAGATCAACTAAAGGGAGCCTTTATCAGATATGGTAGAGGTCAACCAATGGGTACCCTTAGCTCGTGGCCGTCTATGTCGTTGGTGCATCACGCACTGACTACAT